TGAGTAGTCTTTAATTCTTGCTCTATTTCCCATTGGTTATTTATACCTTAGCTGAAAGCAGAATCCGAACCTTCTGGTTGCAATTCTGGTGGTGGTACTGCGTTCATTGATACGACCTGATCTACTGTTTGTGCTTTGCTGGAATTCAAGTAAATCTTATTAGTTGCATCCTGGGCAATCTGTCCTGAAGACTTGAGAGACATATTACCACCAGATTCAATAACTGTCTGTGCACCAGACTGAATACCAACGTCTGTTTTAGCACCAAGAGCCATTGCATCACCAATTGAAGCTGCTGTAAACCCATATTTTGAGGTCATAACAATAGCACCATGAACCTGGGTCACTGAGGAATTTCTGATCTTTTCCATCTTACTTCCTGCTGCAACGTCCATTTGTTCGGAAATTGCCATGTTCATACTCTTGGAAGTGATATTGAAGGCTCCCTTGGTGGTGAAATTAGCATCTCCGTTGACTGTGGCATTGTAGTTTCCATGGACTTTCAAGCTGGCATCACCCTTAACAGTAATATCATGGGCCCCCGAAACTGTTATTCGGTTTTCACCAAAGACAATTGTCTGTAAACCGTTATGAGCAACATGCTTTACCGCACCATCTGCCATGAACTGAATAAGTGATCCACCACGATGCTGCAAGGTGATCTGTTCCGATCCCTTTGAATCGTCGAAAATGAAGACGTGACCTGATCTGGTTTTTCTGATCCAGTAGTTTGGATATTTTCCTGTACCCTGGTTTTTACGAGCATCTTCAAATTCATTGAATGCTTCTGGTGTCGTCTTTGCTGGGTCTTTACTTGTTTGATTATGATCAACCATATTATGCTACAGATGTGCCTCCTAATAATACACTCAAAGGATTACCACCTTCCCATGCGGCAAGATGTAATCCCTGTTTCTTAATTTCCGCATCTCCTGAAGTATTGAGATACGTCAACATTTCCTGTCTGAATTTTTGCACTGCCGGATGAATTCTACCCAACATATTAGAAATTGTCTCTGCTTGGTCTCGGAATAGGTTAATATTTGAACCTGCACTTGGTGCCTGCTGTGCTGACTGGAGCATTCCCAAGAATGCTGCGATCAATTTCATAATAGTATCTGGAATATTATGAGAACTGTTTCCGCCACTATCAACTGAAACCGTATATGATCCATATGCACTCTCAAATGAGATTTCGGTATTTGCTAGATTCTCCAGTCCAAACAGTGATTCATCGTAGTTTGCTCTGTGTAGAATTTCCAACAAGTCTTCATAAGTCTTTGCTTGTGATAACAATTCAATCAGGTTAGCTATATATGTCTCAGGATCAACCCTATTAGAAGTCATATAGTCAGTAGAACCACCTTCTGAGGTCTGGAGCAAGGTCATCATACTACTGAATGCCTGTGAAACCTCTGGTGGCATATTTTTTGTTGCCTGGGACTTCTGTTTACTGGTCATTTGCTGGAAAGCAGATGCAAGAGACATTGCCTGTCCTGCTAGCTGACTTAATGCACCAGAACCTAGAATATTTCCAAACTGCTGGATTGCTGTATCGATATTCTTCTTGGCGTGCAATACTGTGCCACCAAGAGGATAAGAAGCAGCGTGAGTAGGAATTCCTTGGGTGTTATTATGAGTCCAACCAGCACCATCAACAACCTTCTTGATTTCTGCACCATCGCGACTTGCTGTCTGGACACCATTAGAAATTATCTTTTGGAGGTCTCTATTCAATGCCTCGATAATACCAGGAAATCCCATATTGTTGAGATTGCCTGCTGATGCTGCACCACTATTAATGTCACCAACAACTGCCAGCGCAATCTTTGAACTTTCATTTCCCTGATCTGGTAAAGTAATTACCTGAGAACCTGGTTCTGGTGGTGCTGCAAATGTTTCCAGGGATGCCTGGTCACAGCTCTTGCCGATAGGGGTGAATGAATATTGGGTATGATCGATATTTGGACCATGTCTCAAAGGATCCGTTGTCTGTAACTTGCAAGATTGTGCTGGGTCTGGTCGGTTAATATCTCCACCAGTCACAATTCTAACAGATGCACCCGCTGTTTTCGGAAATTCATTGTAATACTGCATATTAAACTACCTTCTTTTCTATTATTTTATAACCCTTAGTTAAACTGTATGAGAAGTACCTACAGTTTTAGAGACACAATCCATGGTAGTAGTTCCAAATCCACCACGTCGGATATTATGTGTCATACTGACGATTAGGTATTCTCCAGACCCATAGTTCAATTGGTCTGGATCATTCTTGTTCTTGAGTGTTAATTTAATTATCTCACCTGCATGTAATTCAGGGTTCCATGGAACAGTAATTCTAAGAGCAATCTTATCAGATTCCAAAAGGTTCATTCTTGCTTGGCGCTTCTGGAGATATAGGTAAGCATAGTCTGGGCAGGCATTTTGTTGACTTGCTGAATCCTGATTGGTCATTGCCATCTTCATGTTACCACCGCCAATACCACATCCTATTAACTGATTTCCGAAGGTATTGAATTGCTTTGTCACCAAATTGAATAGTCCAGTTGAGTTAATATTCTGTCCGTTTGCATTTACACCATTTAGGATGTCAGATAGTAGGTCAAAGTCACAAGGAAAACTAAGAGTCATAATCTTGAATGGATTAGAGTATCCATTGGATTCTGCGTTATCTCCTGCTTCACTAAAGAAGTATTCAATTATTGGTGTTTTCTTAGTTAGTGAATTTAATGATCTGAAATGGTGAGTTCCATGAGCGTGATATGTCATATAATGAAGGAAAGAAGGATCATCACCTGCTGCCAGAGCAACGTTTGCTTGCTGCGCTACGACCTGGAATGGATGAATGTTCTCCGCAATATAGTCTCTTGCCATACCAGACGATTCGATATCCAATACCTTGGCACCAGCACAGGAACTTAATACATCGGAAACAACAGCTGATGGTGTTGTGCATTTCCACATCTTACTAACGAGGGTTGCAGCATCGTCTAGAAGTGTTGGATCACATGCATGGAAAATGAATTCCTCAACGTTATTGTTGATAAGCTTCCTGGTGTCGATTCTATATACTGTTTGCCATACTTCCATGTCCTTAGTGACACCATATAATTCGTTCACTTTTCTTTCTAGTTGAATTTGCATTTCCACACCCTTGAAAACATCAAGGTCTTTGATGGGCAGATTATGCAAATAACTATGGACTTTGACTGAAGTTTGCAAGCCAGGAGTCAATAGACTTTCCCCAAGGATAACTTCCATTGCGGTGGTCTGTTCCATAAATCTTTTTGGAACATCGAATGAGACTAGAATATTTACTAGTCTATCTTGCTCCATGCTGAAATTGCTAGTTACCATTATGCCAATCTTCTAATATATAAAGGGTCTGCTTGTTTCGTTAGAGCATCAAATTCCAACTTGATTTGTGGATAATACTGTGGTTTGATGATCTTGATTTGTCTCTTTGACTCATTTAGTTCATTCTCGTAGTCATAGTTGTTTACTGCATTCCTATTGACAATTTCCACCACTGTCTTGCCATCACTCATGTTGTAGGTATTCACTGTCTGGGTTTCTGCCAATCCTGCATAGTAATCATAAGGAACAGATAGTGCGTTATCTGTCAATTTATCTTCATTGACAATAAATCTTGTGGTTGTGACTAGTCCAGTAGCAGATTCTTCTCTGGTAATTACTTTTTCATAGTGATGATATGTTGTCTTTGCCGTAGCAATTGACCCATATTTGTCTATAATGAAATTTTGAAACTCTCTATAATTCAGTGGCCAATCATATTGTGGATCCACTATCTCGTTAGTCAAAAGAATAACCCAATGAGCTTCTGGATTACCATAAACTTGCTCTGCCAGAATTTCAGGTGTTTCGTGATCGGAAATAATATGATTGTAGTATGCGGAGATATTATTCAATGCTTCTCTAACTACTGCTAGTCTGAAAAACAGGTTAGTAGCTACCTGATAATTTGTTAGCTGTTTACCTGCTATGTCATATGCTATTCTAGGAAACCTAGTAAAAAACTGTGCCATTAGATTTTATTATTCCTTTTTCCTTCTTCATTTATAAAACAGAAACCCTGAAACACTCTAAAATCCTTGAATCACCCTTTCCTTGTGTACTGGTTCCAGCTCTCTAAAGTGCAGAGACATTTGCACTGATACTGGATGTCCATTTGAAAATGTGCTATAGACACCACTTGGTGAATATTGAACCTGGATAGCATCCAGGACACAGGTATTGATTCTCATAATGTTTAGGTTTTCTCTTCCATGCTTGAAGAATGTAATATCAAAATCTGCTGGTGGAATCCATGTGAACCCC